AGAAACAGATGGCAATAATATCACAGTCAGCCAGCTAACTCCTAGTGGTGAATTTGTGGGAAAATGGGAAGGTAAGAATCCTTTGAAGCTAATCCGTCAAATAATTGCCGATTGTCCCAGTATTCAACCTTTTCATATCGGCTACCTAGCTAGAGAAATTGAACGGGCATCTCAACTAAAAACAAATTACACTCAGGATAAATAAATGTCAATACAAATCATCCCAAAACGCTCACATATTATCCCTGAATTAATTGACGCTGGTAAGACTTTCACTGACAAAGAGATTGCTGAAATTTACGACGTTAGCTTAACTACTATTCGCAGATGGAAAAAAGCTGTAAAAGCTCGTCGTCAACCAAACACAAAACTTTGTCCAACTTTACCTCATAGCTGGATAATTAAAAAAAATGGTAAATGGGAAAGAACCGAATGGAAAGGAGTGTTTAATTAAAATAAAATGGAAATAAAGGAATTAAAGCAATTTTGCTGTGATAGAATTGCTAACGGGCATAAAACTATCACTCTAGAAACAGAATCAACTCGATTGCTAGTAAGTCACGGGCCTATCGGAGAACTACTGTGTATTAATAACCGAGGCAAGCACGTTGTTTTGTATGATGCTTTAAAAGTTTTACAGTTTCTAGATAAGCTTGAAAATCAAGAAATAAAATCAAAAATTAGGAGTAAATAAATGACTAAAAAAGATTTCCCAACACTAGCAGTTCTAAGTATTACTAGCGGGCGATTACTGACACAACCAAAAGACGCAAGCGAAGGTAACGGCTTTGATCAGATATACGAAGTATTAGAATGGATGACTAACGATTTGCCAAATCGCACCAATTGGGGGCAATTTGCAGTAGAGGCAGTAGAGTGTCAGCAGTGGATTTATCAATGGCATCCTGAGATTGTCAAGGCAGACAAATGGATAGAAAACAAATTGATAGAAAAATGCGAAGCTGAGGACGTGAAAGCTTGCCAAACCGCAATGCTTGCAAAGTTTGGTGAGACGATCACGTTACAGAAAATTCCACAAGGCTATCACAATTTTAAAAATCTGTAGGAGTAAATAAATGATTAACGTAATTCAAAGAAGTGGAGAAACTCGTCCTTTAGACATCACCAAAATTCGACGAGTAGTTGAATGGGCGTGTGAAGGGTTAGAAGTAAATCCCCTCGCTTTAGAATCAGGATTAACTTCTCGATTACGAGATGGCATTACTACGCGAGAAATTCAAGAAAATTTAATCAATGTTGCCATACAATTGTTTTGTGTAGAAGAAACTGATTGGAAGTATGTAGCCGGAAGACTTCACATCTGGGGACTGTGGAAAGATACAAGGATTAAAAGAGAATTTGGCGGCTATTTATCTCGTACGGTTTTCAGAAGATTAGAAGGAACCGACTACGCTAAATATGTCCAGTGGCAAGTGGGTAGAGGTATTTATGATCTAAAAATTACGGAAATCTATGACGAAAACGATTTAAAGATTGCGGGGGAGTGGATATACCCAGAATACGATAAAGATTTTGACTACGCTGGTGCGATCATGCTGTCAGAAAGGTATTTACTTGATTGTGAATTACCTCAAGAGGCTTTCCTGACTTGCGCTTTATTACTTGCAAGCGTAGAGGAAAACCCAGAGAATAGATTAAGAACTGCGTTTCAAATTTACTTAGCTATAGCTCAAAGAAAAATCTCTTTAGCTACTCCAATTTTAGGCAATCTAAGAATCCCTAATGGTTCTTTAAGTAGTTGCTTCATCGTAGCAATGGAAGACAATCTAGAGAGTATTTTTAGCGAGATTACTAATACTGCTCGCATTTCTAAGAATGGCGGCGGTGTTGGGGTAAATGTAAGTAGAATCCGTGCCACTGGTAGCTCGGTTATGGGGAAAGCTAACGCTTCTGGTGGAATTATACCCTGGATTAAATTACTCAACGATACAGCTATCGCAGTCAATCAAGGGGGAAGACGCGCCGGGGCTGTCACTGTTGGGGTTGATATTTGGCATCTAGACGTGCCAGAATTTCTGGAAATGCAGACAGAAAACGGTGATCAAAGACGTAAAGCTTATGATGTTTTCCCCCAATTAGTTATTCCCGACGAATTTATGCGTCGGGTGATAAATAAAGACGAGTGGACATTAGTTGATCCTTATGAAATTCGGGCAAAACTAGGGATAGAACTAGCAAAATTATGGGGCGAAAAATTTGAAGATGCTTACAAATTAATTGAAGATAATCTAGGGACAGAAATTACTCTCTACAGAAAAGTTAACGCTAGGGAGTTATTTAAAGATGTTATGCGCTCTCAAATTGAGACAGGTATGCCCTATCTTGCCTTCAAAGATACCATTAACCGGGCTAATCCTAATAAACACGACGGGTACATCCCTCAAGTTAATTTGTGCTGTGAAAGCTTTTCTAATGTCACACTGGGTAAAACAGCCCATTGCTGTAATTTAGTTAGTCTTAATCTTGCTAACATTGACACTCCTACTAATTTATCAGAAATGTGTCATCTTGCTGTCAGGATGCTTGACAATACTATCGACCTCACTTGTCCCCCAATTGGCGAGGCTAAAGAACATAATGATAAATATCGAACGATTGGAGTTGGGGTTATGGGATTAGCTGATTGGTTAGCTAAACGTAAATTATCGTATAAATCTTTTGCATTTATCAACATTTTGTTTGAAAATATTAGCTATTTTTGTACTTGCGCTTCAATAGAATTAGCTAAAGAACGCGGACATTATCAAGCCTTTTCTAGCAGTGAATGGGATCAAGGTAAATTATTAGGGACTAAACCATTAGATTGGTTTAAGTCAAATTCTCACCATTTTTATAGATGGCAACGACTAGCTTCCGATGTACAACGCTACGGGATTAGAAACTCCCATATTACCGCTATAGCCCCCAATACCACATCATCTTTAATTCAAGGCTGTACTGCCAGTGTTTTACCTGTCTTTAAGCGGGTATTTACAGAAAAAAACTCAAAGGGTGCTATCCCTAATTGCCCTCCTTTTATTAAAGATTTTTTTTGGTATTATCAAGAGAATCAAAATCTTGATCAAAAGATTGTCGTTCAGGCAGTTGCTGAAATGCAAAAATGGATTGATACAGGGATTTCTATGGAATTACTATTCAATCTTAATCAGGGAGTTTATTTTCCTGACGAACCTAACCGCGTATTAACAGTTAAAGAAATTTACGAAACTCTAGTTTTAGCATGGGAATCAGAATGTAAAGCAGTCTATTATGTACGGACTGTTCAAAAGGATAACTTTAAGGATAGCTGTTCTAGTTGTGCTAATTAACTATGAATATTACTTCTAATGTCATTAATGTCATTTTATGTATTGTGCTAATTGTTTTTTGATCGTGTTTTATACAATTGGTTTTTTGTTGGATTTACCGAAACTCTCAAAGATTTTATCAATACTCGAAAAAATAAATAATCATTATGGCAATAATAATTATCAACTTTCTAGCAACTATTGTATTAAGTATATTTTTACTTTATACTGCTTTAATTTTTGCTGTTGTCTTGTGTAGAGTGTTTTTTAGATTTAAGACTAATTTAATCTACACAGTTAAGCAATTCAAATACTATTTAACAGATGAATATAATCGGATTAGTTCTTGTAAATATTATAATCCTGAAACCCATAAAGATTTTAATTTGAAATGTAGTGTAAATCCCTCTATTTCTTGTGTACAATGTAAAGACTGGGAGCCAGAGTAAGGTAAAACTATGACATCAGCAAATCTTAACAATAAAATGCCTATTTCCCCGATCTTCAATCCATCGGGGGATGATGCAATCGAAAACCGTTCGATCTGGTTTGGTAACACCACCAACCTGATGCAATTAAACGATGTCCGCTACACCTGGGCGGTGGGTTTATATCAACAAATGCGTGAGAATTTTTGGATCCCGCAAAAAATAGATATTACTCAAGATATAACTGACTATAATAATTTAACTCTTGACGAAAGACGTGCCTATGATGGTATTTTGTCCTATCTAACTTTTCTTGATTCTGTACAAACCTGTAACATTCCTCACTTAAAATCTTGCGTCACAGCCCCAGAGATCAGCCTTTGTATGGCAGAACAAATTTCTCAAGAGGCTATGCACAATCAAAGTTATCAATACTTGATTGAAACGATTATTCCCTCGGATCGCAGAGGCGAAATTTATGATTTATGGCGCACCGATAAAGTTCTTGAGGATCGCTGTGAATTTATTGCTAGTTCTTATCAGCAATATATTGACAGCCCAATACAGAGTAATTATTTTGGTTCTCTGTGTTCTAATTATATTCTAGAAGGACTGTATTTCTATAATGGGTTCCAGTATTTTTATAATTTAGCTTCTAGACATCTAATGGCTGGAAGTGCCGATATTTTTAGGATGATTAATCGAGATGAATTGAGTCATGTTCGTTTGTATCAAAAATTAATTGTGGAAGCATTGCAATTATTCCCAAAAGAGTCAATTAAAAAAGGTATAGCAAGTTCTTTCTTGGAGGCTGTTAATCAAGAAATTAATTGGTCCAACCATATTATCGGTAATCGAATATTAGGAATTACTGAAGAAAGTATAGATCACTATACTAAATACCTTGCCAATATTCGACTAAAAGCCATCGGCTTAAATCCAATTTTTACCGAGGACAAATACAAAAAATCTCCTTATTCCCATTTAGAGAAATTCTCTGATACTCAAGGGGAAGGTCACACTAAGTCAAACTTTTTTGAAGCAACTGTTACCAGTTATGTTATGTCTTCTGGCTTAACGGGATGGGATGATATTTAACAGCATCGCTCGATAAGACAGAAAGCCGTTATTAACGGCTTTTTTTTCGGTTTTGCTAAAAGGTGGTTATTATTGCCACTCTTATCTTGCCATGTGATAACTTCTGCTGGTGGAATACTAATTCCAGCTAAGTATTTTCTGTAATTCAATTTAAATTCTCCAAATATTTTCTAACTTTATCATACCTTATTATACCTTAAACATCGCTAACCAGAGGTGGGCGATTTTTAAAAGGGTGATCTGTGATCAATCTTGAAAGCAAAAGCCCCTGCCATCGATGTGCAAAATAACCTTCTATCCTCTGAATATCTGGTATTGTCCAATTCGTCCACATTACTATCTCAGTAAAGCGAGAAGCAGAAAAAAAACTATTATTATCGCGCCGACCAAAGCAATGCACAGAAGTAATACTGTCTTGGCGAGCGGGCGTAGCTTGTACGGCTCTCCCGTTTAAGTGCGCTCGCGTCACGTTATTACCAATTTCGCCGTAAGCTCCGCCGATAATGCAATTATCGTAAAAAGATTGGGGTGTACTAGGCGGCGTATCGGCATACGGACCCCTTTCGTTATTTACGGCTCTTATTGCACCATTACTTTGCAAATGAATCTCTTGGCAGTTAGAAATAGTTAAGTCATTTCGCGACCAAACGAATGGCGGTGCAGAACTATTATTTGGATATCCAAAAACGGCAAAAATCGCTATATTTTGTGGTGAGACATTAGTTGTTAATAAAGCATCATTTGCTCCGTCAAAAGTAATAGAAGGTCGTCCTGCAAAAGTGTTGTAAATAGGTTGGTTTCCTGCTGTTGTTTGAATCAAATGATTGTTTTGTGCGCTTAAATCATTCCATTGTGATACAGCATTAGCGACGAGAGTAATAGTTTCGCTAAGAGAGGCATCCCACCAACCCAATAATTTAATACCAAGATCAGTAGGCGACCATAATGGGGGACTGGCATTAATTATTAGCATTTTTAAAATTACAGACCTTTAAAAATCGCTATCAAATTAATTACTGTTTTTCTAAAGAAAGCAAATACTTTTTGTAGAAAATGCTGATTACTTCCACTTTTTAAGATAAAAATACTATTGTTTTTATCGCAAACAAAAGTAGTATTATCAGTAGCGTTAAACCAGTGATAAAGTCCTTTAGATTGTAGTTTTACTGGTGTCCACAATTGTGATTTTTTAGATTCAAACATAACAAAACTCCTACAAGAACTAATTATTAAAAACCGCAGACACTTTGAGAATATTTTGATTCAACAATTGAGCCAACAGATTCTCGTCGTTGAATTGTTCTGTCACTGCCTGCAAAATATCCGATTCAGAAATCGGATTTAATTTATCTCCAATATTAATAGAAAGTGCGAGTCTTGGAGCTTCCCCAAACACTGCTGCCGTCATTCCCAATTTAGCTACATTCAGCTTGACATAGGGATTAAAAACAATCATTTCTGAGAGAATCCTTTTGTAAACATAAAATCGGACAGATTCATCATCGATTAAATTAGGCTTGATTTCACTATCAAAAAAAGCTGAATTAGTTGACATTTCATTGAAAGACCCAGAAACATTTGTTAATGCAATTTGGTATCTTTCAATATATTCGGGACTATTTAAAAATAAGCTTTGAGCAGTTAAACTATTAGGCATTTAAGTTAGCGATGCTGTTTCGCGGAAAATTAACAAAAAAGGGATACTCAATGGTCCACCAGTAACGCTGGTAATATCGAATCGAATTTCTTGAGCAGTAGTAATAATTTGTCCTTGTCCGGATACTGTAAAATTAGCCCGGGCAGTAGTAAGAGATAGGTTAGATAGTCCTGGTATTGCCCCAAAAGAAGCGCCACTACCAAAGCTAAAAGTTATTGTAGCACTTCCGGTAGAAGTGCGTAAGTTTCGCACTTCTAAAAGAGTAATTTCTCTTAGGAAAGAGGTAACAGGAATCTGCTGTGCAGCAGAAATGTTCGTAATAGTTACTATCTCGCTTTGCAACCGACTAGCAACCCATCGGGCTGTAGTAATCGAATCTAAAGTGTCAGTAGGCCCAAGAAATTCTTTCACAATACTAAGCTAATAATTTGGCTACAAATCCATTCACAGAAGGTACTGCTGTAGAAGCAAAAGTTAAACGAATTGAAGTATTACTTAATCTTTCTGTGAATACGCCTACAGTATCCCTATTACCGCTATTGCGAATTACTTCTACACTGGGATTAGTATCAGTCAGCGTGTGTGTAATCACAAAAACTGTATTAGTCCCATCTCCAAAAGGATTAGTAGTTACTGATCGCCGTCTTCCAGACCAACTGGCAAGCAAGGAAGGGGTGACATATTTGGCTGTGTCTGTTCCCGCTTCTAGTTCGGCTAAAGTAGCACGCTGTACTTTACCCGACGTGGTTTCACTTGCGTCAGGAACTCCGGCCCCATGAACTTGCCAGATTATAGGAGAAGTTCCCAAAGTCACGGATTGAGTAATCTGCCTGTAAGTCACTCCGTCATCAGTATTCCCACTACCAGAAGCTACGGTAACAATCGCGTTTCTGAGTTCGGCTCCTGTACTAGCGTCAGTAGTGCGAGTAGCCGGAACAGAAGCTCCGTTCCAATTGTATAACCCGTTCTCTGTGTTATTAGTTTGATTTGCAACAATAAAGCGAGAATTAGCTAAAGTCATAGTCACCCCACCAATTACTGACCCAGGGGCATTTAAATTGATATTTGATGGGGCAGAAGCGGATACGGCATCTTTGTAATCAAATCCTTCCAGAAGAGCATTTAAAGTGCCAAAATTAACTAAATCGCTAGGATTTTCTGGGGCAACAGAAGCCCGAATTTTTCCTTTAAATTCAGTGTCAGACCAAAATTCGATGAATGTCATGATTTTTACCTCGATAAAATTGCATAACCACTAAAGGGACTACT